TAGGTATAGTAAGCACATCGTTATTATCGGTACCATTTTGCATTTTAACTCGTTACTTAATCAGGTAATCAAGGGCGAGGGGCGCTATCAAGGGTGGCATAAGCTCTTTTACAAGGCATTAAGTGGCAATAACGAGAGCTTTTGGCCGGCACGGTTTAGCAGCGAATACCTTTTGCAGATACGCGACAACCCAGAGCACCCCGATTACGTTGGCTCGGTAGTCTTTGCCCAGGAAATGCAAAACGAGCCCCAAGACGACAAAGACCGGATTATTAAGCTTGAATGGCAAAAAGAGTACAGCCTACGAGCCGAGCTAAACAATTACCAGGGCGATACCGAAGACGACCGGCTTAAAAAGTTTTTGGAAGGTAAAGAGGTGGTCGGAGGCGTTGACCCTGCTATTAGTGAAAAACAAACCGCCGATAACTTTAGCTTTTATACCTATGCCTTCGACAAAAAGACCGGCAAAGAGTACCAACTAGACCTACAGATTATCAAGACCCAGGACATAAATAAGCAAGTCGAGCTAATATGCGACGGCGTAGAGCAATGGGGGCACGACGCCCTTGGTATCGAAACTATCGCCTACCAAAAAGGGCTATACCAACTCGTTAAAAACGAGCTACAGCGACGCGGGATATACCAAACTCGTATAATCGAAATCAAGACCGATAAGGATAAAATCAGGCGTGCACGTATCCACTCATCGGCTTTCGAGGGTGGTTTTGTTTTGCTTCGCAACGACCACCAAAATTTTAGTATTATTAAACAAGAGATAAGCGAGTTTCCGCTTAGCGCACACGATGATACTTTTGATAGTTTAATGTTAGCCAGAGAGGCTCGCCAAAAGCCAACCGCAAGAACGTTTGCGAAGAAGGCTTTTTAAGCATATTATTATTATATAGACGAGTAACTTAATACTATGTTGCAATACCCACCCACTCCACAAGATAGCGCCCGACTTAGCGCCTACGATAAATTCCAAAAGCTTTATCTTGGCGAGCATTACGAGGCGTTTAACATTAAAAATAGCCAGCTTGGTAAAGACTACGACAAACTCCAATACGTCGTTACCAATTTTGCCGGTTTAATCTCTCGGCTCTCGGCCGATATGCTTTTTGAGGAGTTTCCCACAATCCGACTACCAGAGGGCGACGATAACTTTATCCACAATCTTTTCTACAAAAACTCACTTAAAAGCCAGATTTACGAAAGTGGCTTAGAGCAATCGTTTAGGGGCGATGTGGTTTTGCGTATCCGCGCCGAAAATAAAGAGGTTATCGTAGAAGACATTAACCCCGCTTGCTACTTCCCCCACTACGACACTTCGAACGTACGCGCCGAGCCAGACTATAAGGCGCTTGCTTGGGTAGTATCCCTTGGCCAGCCGGTAGCTAGTAGCAAAGAACGCAAAGGAGTTTATATCGAGAAGCACTATAAAGGCCGTATCGATACCGAACTCTACGAACTCGACGGCGACAAGCTCGGGGCACGTTTACCCCTGCAAGAGTATTACCCCGAAGAGCTCGACACCGTTAACACCAACATTAACGACTTTTTGGTTATTCATATCCCCAACCAGCGCATAAATACGATGTGGAACGGTTTAAGCGACTACTACGACCTCGAGCCCTTAATGCAAGCTATCAACAACCGCATTACCCGTATCGACTTAATCCTTAACAAGCACGCCGACCCAATCCTAATGGTGCCTAAGGGTGTATTAGACGACGACGGCAAAGTACGACGCGAGGCAATGGGTACTATCGAAATCGACACCGGCGAAAGTGCCGGAGCTATGCCCCAATACATCGTATGGGACGCAAACCTCGAGAGTGCCTTTAAGCAAATCGAGCGCTTAGTCGATAATCTCTTTATGACCGGCGAAGTAAGCCAAGCAGCCTTTGGAATGGATAGCGCCGGCGCGGTTGAGAGTGGCCGAGCCTTAAAGTATAAATTGTTGGTACGATTGCCAAAAAGCACCGCAAAGAGCTTTACTACGACGATGGCCTAAAACGCGTTATCTACGTTGCCCAAGACTTCGCCAAAGCCAACAAGTACACCGTTAACGGCTACGCAATCACCAAAAAGCCAGTTATCCCAGAGATTATCTGGAAGGACGGCGTAATTAACGACACCTTGGACGCAATCGACGCCGAAGAGAAGGCACTAAACGCCGGATTAACCACCAAAGAAGACGCCATTAGCCGAGTGTATGGGTATTCCGAAACCGAAGCTATCGACAAACTCGCCGAAATTGCCGAGGAAAAGAAAAACGCCATACCAAGCTTTAACGTCGCCCCAAAGACCGACCCAAATATCGACAAGAATACGGCAACTAAGTAATTAGCTAATTAAACAAAAAATGAAAAATGGCCACAACACCAACACCTCAAGGAATAGTACCCAGCGACGAAAGCGTTAAGCTTTTTGCCGACATTTTGGGCAAGGCCTACACCGACGTATATAGCACCCTCCAAAACGAAGACATTACCGACCGTAACCGGCGTATTGCCATTCTCAACCAGATTAAAGAAGTGGCAGCCGAGGCCGACGAGAACGTTAAGGCGTGGATACAAACCCAAGTACCCGCTTTTTACGAGGGTGGAATGTTCGAAACCACTAAAGCAATCCACGAACGCGGTAGCGAGATTAACCTAGATAATAATTTTGCCCACTTCCACGTCGAAGCAATCGACGCCATAGCCAAAGAAACCTACGCCAGTATTGCCGACGGTATGCTTGGAATTACCCGCACCGCCGAGCAGTTGATAGCCCAAGGCCAGCGCCAAGCCATTTTAGAGGGTATTGGTAAGGGCATTGTTACCGGCGACACCCGCAAAGAAGTAAGTAAGGACATTATTAGCAAGCTTAAAGCGAGTGGTATAACCGCCCTACGGGATAAAGGCGGGCGCGAATGGGATTTAATCAGGTATGCCGAAATGCTCGCCCGCACCAAACTAACCCAAGCCCACAATACAGGCGTTGCCAATCGATTAGCCGAAACCGGCTACGACCTAGTTATCGTGAGTAACCACTATGGCACGTGTAGCCGTTGCGCTCCCCACGAGGGGCAAGTTTACAGCGTTAAAGGTAGTAGTCGTATTTATGGCTCATTAGACCAAGCCATTAGTGATGGTTTATTCCACCCAAATTGTAGGCACCAAATTAGCCCCTACCATTCCGCGTACTTAGATAATGCCGTGATATGGGATAGCGACGGGCAAGAGTACGTACCGTACAAAGAGTTTAAGCTAAGCCAAACTCGCCCCGTGGTGGTGGTTACTCGCAACGACGCCCAACGCACCGGCCAGCTTGTAATCAATAATGAGCCAATCCGACTTACCGCAATCGAAACCCGTTTAGTGGAAAAAAACGACCTAACCATTAACACTAAGCGCGGTATGGAAAAAAGCACCTACGGTAGTTACTCGCCGGCACTTCGCCAAATCAACATTAACGCCAAAGCCATAACTCGCGACGGTGCAAATATCAAAGATACCTTTTATCACGAGCTCGGGCACTTCGTAGACTACACCTATTACACCGACCCCAAAGCTAAGTTTTTTAATTCCACTCGCATAACCAAATCGACCGAATGGCGCACCATTCCAATTGACGAAAAGCAAAGCATTATCGTAGAGCGAATTAAGCGAATGACCGACGACGAAAATACCGCCAAACAATTAGAGAGTATAGTTAAGACAGGGTACCGCACCGACGGCAGAGTACCCGCACGCGGTCTATCGGATTACGCCACGTACCTAACCAGCAATAGCGAAGTATTCGCCGACGGATACACCCAATACCGCAACGACACCAACAACTTTAAGAAACGAGCGCCGGAACTTTATAAACTATTTACCAAAATACGGTTAGACTATGAGCACTAAAATTAAAGACCCCGAGCTAGGTATTATCGACATCGACGAGGGCTTAACCAAAGACCAAGCCGACTTCGTTAGGCAAACCAATACCGCCCAAAGCGGGCAAACATTCGCCGAAGTTAAAGAAGAGTACGACAAACTCGTAGCTCGCATTGGAATAACCCCATTGGTAGAGTTTAACAAAGCGGTAAACGCCGGCAATAAGTACCGTGCTACCAAGCTTGCACAAGAGGCAGACGTAGACCCGAAGCTTAAAAACGCTATGCTACGGATTGCGGAAATAATGAGATAACCGCGTAAAATGCGGTAAATAAATAGCTCGACCACTCCCCTCCCCTACCGTAAAATTATTTTTGCCACCAGGCTAAAAAGTGAAAAAATCGCTAACATAGTGCGGAGTAGGGGAGTGCCCCATAGTATAACAATAAGTAATAATGGTAACGTTGATTGGGTAAGAGATAGTTTACTTTTTTCTTGCAAAAATCTTACGATTAAAAAGTGAAAGAGAAACGCTTTTTTAATCAGGAACAACGACAAAGCGCCTCCCACGTTTGCGAAATGGGCGACCCGTTGACCCCGTGTGTATCTCCCAAATTAGAAGCCGACCACGCCACAGCCTATAGCAAAGGTGGCCAAACTGAAATCGATAACTTAATTATGTTGTGCACCGTCCACCACGCCGTTAAGCATTGTATGGACGAAGAGCCGTACGCTGCACAATTAGTAGTTAACCGAATGACCGAGCAAGAGTACGAAGCCTACGCAACCGTTATGCGCGGGTTAAGTTAT